TTTTTAATTCTTCTCCTCTGGCTGTATCGAGATATTTATAAAGATCAGGTTCAAGCCAAACGCAAACTTTAGTTTTATCCATAAATAATCATGTGTACATTACTGACAGTAGATGATACTTATTCATATGTCAAGCAGATATTAAAAAAATTCTTCTCTATATCCTATGTAATATATATTTAATAATAGATTATATATAAATGTATTATATATATTATATATATTATATATTTAATAAATTTATTTACTAATTATATATTTCTTTTTCTTTTGGTTCTTTTCTTTTTCTTTTAAATGCCATTCATGATATAAGACTATGTCATATATATTTACATTGATATCAGTTATCTGGTATATAATATAAACAGTTGCTGCTCCTTTGATAGAGATTGTTATTGATGACTCTAAATAACCTGTCGATTTCATTCAAAGATGTACATGAGTTCCCATCGAGGATGTTTGGAGAGTCAAGGTTCATTTCATGACCTAATTATTCATTCATAAGCAATTAGTCATCTAACACGGATGATGGTAATCATAGGATGAAGGCTATCAGGTTTAAGCTTGATAGTCTTTTTTATGTTATGTTATATATATCTCATATATTTTGATATCAATGCCAAGACCTAAAACCGACTACATCAGATATGTTTGTAATTTCACTATCAAACAATATGAAGCTTTAAAAGATAAAAGCGATGAAGAAGGTATCCCCATCGCTCACCAGGTTAGAACTGCTATTAATGAATATATAAAAAATTAAATATAAGGTGTTTTAGTTTCATATAAATCTTTATTATGATCCCACCAAAGATCGATAATATATTTTTGACTACCGAAAAAATAACCTCTATCTGATTCTCTACATTCTTCAATATAGAATTTTATAAAAGGTTTATAATAATCTGGATTAAGATTATATTCTTTAGCTAATTCTTTAGCAGCATCAGAACAATGCTCTTCAAACTTTTCATTGACATAAAGATTGTCATAAGTCTCTAAAACCTGGTTTTCTAATGGGTTGTCAATCATTTTCGTTAGCGAATTCGTGTTTAAAATTGTTTAAGTAATTTAAATAAATCATTTCTTAAATTACGTTTTAATGTTGGATCAGTTTCTGTTTCATAATCCTTTTCAAGATCTGCCATAAGACGTTTCTTAAGTTGGATTTTAATCTGTCTTTCAGTTTCAATAATGCAAGATCCAGACATAAAATTCTCATCTTCCAATTGATCACTAGCATCTTTAAACCAATCGTAAAAAGTGCTTTTATGCACTTCTGGATAAGTTTCAACCATTTGATCAATTATTTCATTTCGAGGTATGTTATCTCTTATAAGTTCTTTAATAGAGATAAGACAATCTTCTCTATGTGGGTTAATTCTTACCATTAATCCAGATTATCGATAGTTAGCTTTTCAAATCCCGCTATATCGTCTGTATAAGGATTCTCAACAGATATTTTTTCAATCCTATGCATAGCATGAGATTGATATATGAATGAATGTGACGCTAAATGATTAATTAAATTAATGATTGTTACCTGATGTTTAGGTAAAAGTTCATTTAATCGATTTGTCATTTCGATCTTATGTTTTTTTGTTTCTTTCATAATTAGATGATGTAATGTTATGTATATATGATATCATATTATTAGTATACTAATCAAATTTGCCTTTAAGATGTCACAGATTAAAAACTTTATTCATGATCACAACATCACCACTAATGATGAGCTTAAAAACCATTTAACCAGGATAAATAAACTTTCATCTAATGATAAAAATTTAGATATTCTGGTTAAATTACTTTTGATTAATTACTTAAGATCTAAGCATTAACTATTCTCAAAAATGTTTAATTGTTTATAATCTAAAATTGAAATATAATATAATTTTTTTAATACTTCGGTTACTTTCTCTTTTTCAGTAATAGCTTTTAAACTATCACTTAAAACACTATGAATTAAACTGTATTCTTCAAAACTTAAATAATTTTCATTATCTTCTTCTTTTATATCCTTAATTGTATTTTCTTTTTCAATACTATCTATAATTAACTGTCTTATCATATGTGATCTATTAACCATGTTAAAACGTTTTTTACATTGTTTATCTATATATTTTATTTGATCACTTGTTAAAGTTATTTTTACCTGGTCTGTATGTTCAAGTGTACTTAATCTTTTTTTATTCATGGTTAAATCTCCACTAGTTTTTTATTACGTTTAATAAGTTTCAAAGCTTCGCCAGCTTCTGATCCTTTTTTTTGCATCCCGTGTAATAACAATGCAAAGGGTTTATTTCCAAAGCATAAACTGTCATCTTTATCTATTTTTAAACCTAGTTTTATTGCTTCATCTTCACTAAATACAACTTTTGAATATTTAGTAAAATATCCTTGATCTATCAAGTAATCAAATCTTGATCCATAACTGGCTACCATATAAAAATTATTAGGTAATAGCACTTCTAAAAAGAATTTTAAAGACTTGCTATAACAATAAAATTTTATATCTTTATTTAACTTGGCTACATTTAACCAAGCTTTTAAATATAAAGGATGGTAAAAATCTCCAGATTCATGAATCCTAACCTTTAAAACATTCTTTCTATTACTTTGAATAGATCGATTAATTAAATCAGTTAATCCTTTTAAATCTTTTTTAATAACATAACTGTTAATTAAATCATAGTTATATTTCCTTGATTTAAAAACATTAGGATACCTTAATTCTTCACTAGCGGCAAAGCATGTAAACATACTTTCAGGGCCTCTATTAAGTATCCTTTTGTCATCTTTTAAAGTAACCCATGCCTTACAATTGTTACTTCCTGGACAGGTTAAACCCGCTGGTAAGGATAGTATCAAAGTATCTTTCGATAACTTTTTATTACCTTTACTCATTTTTAAAATCATTTTTAAATATCTCCTATTTATGTAAATAATAATTTTTATCTAGATTTAAATTATTAAAATCTTTTTTAATCTCATCACTAAGCATTAAATCAATTCCATTAAATGATTTATTTTTTTTATACCAGCTAACAACTTTTAGAAGTTGCTCTTTAAATTCTTTTACATCATCACATTTTATAACTGTTAAATCTCCCTCGCAGTAGGTTATCAATTCCAGACTTTTAAAATTAACCCAATTTCCAAAATAGCTTGCATCTTCTGTTGTATCTATTTGTGCAAAGCCTTTCTTAAAATTGCATATATCATAATCGAATATATATCGATCAGAATTGCAAAAACTTTTTTGTGTTTTCATTTTTTTAATTAAATAAGGTTGAATTTAAATAAGAAGTTTTTACACTTCTTTTATTTATTTTATCATATATTTGATATATGTTAATATCATTTATAATTAAATATCTCCTATGTTTTGTAGTTTTGTGATCTCATTTAAAACTTCATCACATAATCTAATTTTTCTTTCATTTTGAATTTTTAATTCTTCACTAATATCATTTTCATAATATTTATTCTCATTAAATTTAATCATCCTTTCTTGACTAACTAAATCTTCCAGGAATGCTAATAATTTTGTTTTCATTTTTTTAATTAGGTAAGTTTTGGTTTTGCCTTTAATAGACTTTTGCCTTTAATAGACTTTTGCCTTTAATAGGTTTTTGCCTTTAAAGATTTTTTCAAAAAATTCCAGGAAAATTTTTCCAGGAAAATTCTAGAAACTACTTAAAATAGTTTCATAAAAGGTTATAAATAACCCTTTAAGCAACTATTTTTATTTTTTTATTCTTCTTCGTTTTAATTCTCCCTTTCTTCTAAAGTTTCTTTTATTCCCTTTAATCCTAGTTCTGTATTCTCCAATAATTGTAAATACTCATGAACTATCTCAAATAAATAATTTGTATCATTCTCACATTCTTGTAATATCTTATTAGCAATATTATTTGTTTCACTTGCATATCCATTATATAAATTAAATATTTCTCCATTACACCATTTATATAATTCTTTCTCTATTGGTTCTAATTCTTTATTTTCATAAATAGTTCTTTCTAATCCAACTGTAAATAATCCATTATTTAAAATTTCTAAATATCCTCCCTTTCTATATATTCTTATTGTTTTAGTATCTTCAAATAACATTTCTTGAGATACTCCCCATTTATCAGAAATTTCTTTTGTTAAGTCTTTTTTTTCAACTTCAAAAAAATCTTCTTTCCATTCTTGAAAGGATACATAAGTGTTTTTTGTTTTCATTTGTTTAATTAAATAATTTTGAATAAAAAAAAGTAAGTCAATTAAGACTTACTTATAGGATGATTGATTGATTCTTTTTTTAACAAATCATTTTCTTGAATAGTAAATAATTTTTCAAATAAGGTTTCATAAAATTCTTTTTTACTTCCAATATGTTTGATTTGATATTCTTTGGTAGAAACAATTGCTAATACAATTTCATTGTATTCTTGAGAATTTAAAAATTTGTTCATGATTAGATTTGATTAATTAATGTTTGTACTTGATTAGTTCGATCTTCTAATCTTGTTTTGAGTGTGTTTGTAATTGTTAATCCTTGCCAAGCTAGAATTAAAAAACAACTTAGAAAAATAATTGTTCTATTCATTTTTTATTCTCCTTTTTGTATGCTTTTAACAATGGTTGAATAAAATTGTTGAATTCTTTTTGCTCTTTTTTATTGAGCTTGAATTTTTTGTCTTGAGTCATTTTTATTTCTCCTTTTTTATAAAAAGTTTTACTTGAGATTGTCCATTGTAAAATGCATCTTTATGACCTACCAATTTATAATTAGTAGGCATTTGTGAAAGCCATTTTAAAAAGTCTTGGTTCATGATTAATTAGATAATTTTGTTGTGTTTAGCTTGAGCGATTCTGTGAAGGTCTTAATTCTGTAATAGGTCTTCTAGTATAGAAAGATAATTACAAGAGCTTAGAGGAGCTTTAAGAGTACTCAAAAAGAAGAAAATAAAATACATTTTCCCCTACCCCATATTAGCATATTGATATATTAATATGTCAAGTATTTAGAAAATTAAATATATAGGGGTAGGGTAGAAAAATTTTTTTCCTGGATGTGTGGCGTGGGTAACTTAAATATATTCTGAGAATCTTTATTGCTTTGGTTCTATGCGAATTGCAAGTTCTGGAGCTTGAATGTTGACTGTTTCTACAGATTCACCTACAACTTTGCCTAGTGAGTCTAGGATTTGTGCTGCTGTTTGAAGTTGACCTTTTGATATTGCTTTATTAAATAGACGCATACGCATAGCTTGTAGTCTGGGGATCATTTTTTCTCTTTCTTTAAGCCAATCTTGATCATTCCATTCTTTAACTTTATTCCAATCAGCCCAGCCAGTTGTTTCAGAAATACCTTCTCTGTGTGAATGTTCTATTACTAGTTGTCTAGTTGTTTTACCTTCAAGCTGTTTTGAGTAGAGTCTTTGGCATCTAGCTTCTATAACTGCTCTTGAATTTGTGCCTCCTGTATATTTTTGAACACGAGGTTTACGTTGAGGAGCAGGTAGGTCGTAATTTAAGTTATTTATGAAAGATTCAGCCACAATCTAGAAAAAAGAGGGGGTTAATATTTCGATGATAGCCTTAAAAGTATAAAAAGCGAAAGAAAATGAGTAATATTATGAAAAAAAGGGTTATATGAGTCTTAATGAGGTCAGTTTAAGGTATGCACAGGGGCAGGTGTTCAATAGTGAGAAAAGATTTCGGTTGTTGGTTGCTGGAAGAAGGTTTGGGAAGAGTTATTTGTCCTGTATCGAGTTACTCAGAGGAGCTATCAATCGACCTGGTGAGGTTTATTTCTATTGTGCTCCTACTTATAGGATGGCAAAGGATATTGCGTGGAA